TTACGGGGTAATGCCAACCGCTGCCGCCACTTTGTCGCCACTTGGCAGCGTTGCCAGAGGATTGAAACGGAGCGCCGTTTCCAGATGATCCGGTGCCAGATGTGCGTAACGCATAGTCATTTTTATATCGTGGTGTCCGAGAATTTTTTGTAAGGCCAGAATGTTTCCACCCGACATCATGAAGTGCGCCGCAAACGTATGGCGCAGAACGTGTGTGAGTTGACCGCGAGGGAGCACGATAGACGTTTTTTCCATCACGGATAAAAATTGAAAATAGCAGTCTGTGAAGAAATTGAACCCATCAAGCGCCATGATCTCTTCGTAAAGCTCTTTACTGATAGGGATGCTTCTGTTTTTCTTCCCCTTCGTTCTTACAAAGGTAATTCGGTATTTGGTCACCTGTGAACGAGTAAGATTTACGGCTTCTCGCCAGCGTGCGCCTGTGCTTAAGCATATCTTAACTACCAGTGCCAGAATTGGGTCCTGACGTTTGCAATCAGCCAGTAATTCAACAATCTGCTCATGGGTAAGCCATGCCATCTCTTTTTCTGCGATGGTGAATTTTCGCATGTTCTCCAGTGGGTTTGGATATGACCATTCGCCCAGGCGGGATAGTTCGCTAAAAACACTACTTAGATAGCTTTGCTCTAGGTTAATGGTGACCGGGCTGGCTCCTTTCTTCCATTTCTCGCTGAAGTAGATCTCACCTGTCAGTCGTTTATCTCGATAATGGGCAAACATTTTAGATGTGAGATCGGTTGCAAGGGGATTGCCCAGAGCGTCAACCATCAGCAGCAATTTGTCATAGACATGCTGCCCAGCAGTCAGAGATTTACCATGTAGTTTGAACCATAGCTCAACCACGTCTTTCAGGGTTCGACGATCTACTGATTCGCCCAGCCAGGGCTTTGCTTCGGTTTCTTCCATCGTGTGACGCTCAAAAGCCAGTGCTTCGCCTTTGGTGGCGAATTGTTTACGCACACGACGCCCACTACGTCCGGCGGGGTAACATTCGCAAAGCCATTTTCCTGTGGTGAGTTTTCGTACTGCCATAAAAAATGCCCTCCAATAGAGAGCATTTTCACTGTATGTATAACCAGTGTCAATGTATTAGATACATGTTGTCATACATCATCACTTTTTGGTAATGCTGTCATCATTTGCTGCTGATTTTTTATCTACAAGTGTACCTAGAATGTTAAATAAATTTGGAGGTGGCTGCATTTTATCTGCGAATGCAGAATTAGCAGACATGTTCCAATCTTTAAACACATCAATAGCATCTTGTTTTGTCGCAGTTGAACCATAAATTTGTAAGAAGACTTCACCAAACATTAGAGCATGTTGTCTGTCTTTTCTTATGATTGCTTCATGTGTGTATTTTTTTGAATTGTTTAAACAAAAATAAGAAAGCCAAGAAAGTAATGCAACCCCAAGCAAGCCCCTAGTGAAATAATAAAAAAGTTCAATGGGGGTAGTATCTTTTATATCTATTTTATAAAAAAATGTTAAAAAGGCGGCACTTATAGATAATAATGAAAATAGTATTCCGGCTATCGCCCAATTGTAAGACATTGCAGTGAAATCTTTATCATCCTGCTGTAGTTTTTCTTTGACGCCCTGCACATATTTAGGAACTTTTTCGTCAATTTTATTTTGTTGGATTTTGCTTGAAAGTTCTTGGTTTTGAAGCTTTAGCTCATTGTTTTTGGCGTGTTGGAAATCTAGCTGTGATGCTAGTTTTTTTTTACTTTCCATTTCATTTAATAATTTTTCATTCAACTTTTCCATTTGCTCTGAATGAGAGTTATGGATTTTTTGCAATTCACGCACTTTATGCTCTAATTTAGTGATTTTTGAAATGTAATCATCTATCTCACTATTTTTTAAGGATGTGCGTTCGGGGTTAATGTGCTCACAATTATATTTTTTAGAAAAATATTTACTGTAAACATCAAAAAGCACATCGAATTCATTAAACTTTAAAGAATTCAATAGTTTTTTCAAATCATTATAGACACTATCGGATAAATATGATTTTAATTCCTCTAGTTTAATGATTCTAGAGATATATTCTTCACTATTATCTTTCCAATTGGAACCGGCCATTCCAATATCCTCTTATAATTCTTCTATAAGCAAAAATTTGCATTTAGCAATAACATCAATGTCTGAAATATTACATTCAAACGATAAATAATTGTCTGAGATTTTTAATCTTCCTACAGGTATCCTAGTTAGGGTTCGAATGCTCACTTTTCCTTCTATTTCAACAATCCATTTACCATCTGTAATTTCATCAAATGACTGATCACATAGGTATGTTTTTTTTGGGGTACTGACAATCAGTGGTAATTGGATTGAGTCTGGTATTAATGCTTTATCAAGCATATAGAAATCTGACTCAAATAGATTCCCATCAGTGATTTTTTTGCGTGTAATAGCAATTACATCATTTCTTGCATCGTCAAACTTTGGGCCTTTACCAGTAGTTAGCCACGTTAGTGAAGTACCCGTTTCTAGAGCGCACTTAATTATCCAGTCTGAAGGAAAGACATCACGCATATATCTTGTGGCTAATGTGCTTTTTGAAATACCTAAGTGATCAGCTAAGGCTTGGCGCGTCTTATAACCGTAAGCCTTAACAATTCGTTCTATTGCTTCCTTGCCACCTCGAGAAAAATCAACGGAGTTTTCATTGTCGAACTTTTGTTGTTTATAGTGAACATCATGATAAGAACCATCTTCGGAGTGTGTTTCAACATGTTGTTCTGGTGAAGGGGATGGCATTTGCTCGTCATCATCTGAACCAAATGCTAGCCATTTAATTGATGCTCCTGTTTCCATTGAGCAGATAACTACCCAATCTGCAGGAAATGTATCGCGGGCATATCTGTTAGCCATCGTGCTTTGGGAAATACCTAGATGGTTACAGAATGCCTGGCGTGACTTGAAGCCATAAGCCATGAGTATCCGCTCAATTACTTTCTGACCACCGCGATTCTGTATGACAACGGCTTTCATATCGTCATTCATATGGCGAAATGTGAATTTTTGAGTTGACATGTTCTTTATGTGAACCTATTCTCCGTTTTGTGATGTCTTTATCACGATTAAAACCAGCTCACCACAAGCTAAAAGGAGATGTTGCATCATGACCCCTAACATTTCAATAACTCTGAATACGCCACACGTCACAATCGAGCGTTATAGCGAACTTACTGGCCTTTCAATCGACACAATCAACGATATGCTGGCTGATGGTCGCATCCCTCGGCATCGTCTTCGTAAAGACAAAAAAAGAGAAAAGGTAATGATCAACCTTGCTGCTCTTACCGTTGATGCACTTACTGATTTCAATATTGCATTCAATTAGTTCCATTTTGGGGTGTTTCAGGAGTGTCGACTATGTTTGATTACCAAGTTTCCAAACATCCACATTTTGATGAAGCCTGTCGTGCTTTCGCACTGCGCCACAACCTGGTGCAACTGGCAGAACGTGCAGGCATGAATGTGCAGATTCTGCGGAACAAGCTGAACCCAGCTCAACCTCATTTATTAACCGCACCAGATATCTGGCTACTTACCGATCTGACTGAAGATTCAACGCTGGTAGATGGCTTTTTGGCTCAGATTAATTGTCTGCCATGTGTACCGATTAATGAGGTGGCAAAAGAGAAACTGCCGCATTACATCATGAGTGCAACAGCAGAGATCGGGCGTGTAGCTGCAGGTGCGGTTTCAGGCGATGTAAAAACCAGTGCAGGTCGTCGTGATGCGATCAGCAGCATTAACTCTGTAACACGACTGATGGCGTTGGCTGCTGTTTCATTGCAGGCCCGTTTACAGGCTAATCCTGCGATGGCGAGTGCAGTTGATACCGTGACTGGCCTCGGTGCTTCATTCGGTTTGCTATGAGGTGCTTATGCTTACGAAAGAACCATCATTTGCATCGCTGCTGGTAAAACAAAGTCCGGCAATGCACTACGGTCACGGCTGGATAATGGGTAAGGATGGTAAACGCTGGCATCCGTGCCGTTCACAAGATGAATTGCTGGCAGAACTATCAACGAAAAAACGGGGGAACAAATGGCTATTGAAGGCGCTGCGGCGACTGTTCCATTAAGCCCCGGTGAACGCCTGAATGGACTTAATCATATTGCGGAGTTAAGAGCGAAAGTTTTTGGCCTGAATATTGAGTCAGAGCTTGAGCGGTTTATTAAAGATATGCGTAATCCACGGGATATTAATAGCGAACAAAATAAACGGGCACTGGCTGCCATATTCTTTATGGCAAAAATTCCAGCTGAACGTCATAGCATCAGCATTAATGAGCTGACCACTGACGAAAAGCGGGAGTTGATTAAAGCAATGAATCATTTTCGTGCAGTGGTGAGCTTATTTCCCAGACGGCTAACCATGCCGAATTAACCAACTAATGAAATTAATGGCGTAAACCCGCCGGGCATCCCTTTATCTAAATTCAGGAGAATTGATTATGCGTAATATTGAAACCCTCACGACTAAAACCGGACCGGATGATGCAGGGCTTAATATTTTACTGACAGAGGCTCGTCTGGAAGAACGCCGGGCAAGAGCTGAAGCAATGGCAGCTCGCCTTGATAGCCTTGCGTGCCATATCACATCCCGCCAGCTAAACCACGTTGAAGCGGCTGAACTGCTGCGTGTGGCAGCTGAAGCAATCCAGAACGAAGCGCAGGAGATCCACTAATGGCTGATGCAATGGATCTCGTACAGCAGCGCGTTGAAGAAGAACGCCAACGCCATATCCGTGCTGCCCGTGCCAAAACGCCGGGCGTGTCCCGCGTGCTTTGCGTTGAGTGTGAAGCGCCAATTCCGCCAGCACGCCGCCGTGCCATTCCGGGTGTGCAGCTTTGCATTACATGTCAGGAAATCGCAGAGCTGAAAGGCAAACATTACAACGGAGGTGCTGTATGAGCACCATCCTGAAATGGGCGGGAAATAAAACCGCCGTAATGTCCGAACTGAAAAAACATCTTCCTGCTGGTCCGCGACTGGTTGAACCTTTCGCGGGTTCCTGTGCTGTGATGATGGAGACGGATTATCCCTGCTATCTGGTTGCGGATATTAATCCTGATTTAATCAACCTCTATAAAAAGGTTGCCGCTGATTGTGAATCGTTTATATCTCGCGCCAAAGTTTTATTTGAGATCGCAAACAGGGAGGTGGCTTATTACAACATAAGGCAGGAGTTTAATTACTCAACTGAAATTACTGATTTCATGAAAGCGGTATATTTCCTGTATCTCAATCGTCACGGTTACCGTGGGTTATGTCGCTATAACAAGAGCGGGCATTTCAACATTCCCTACGGTAATTATAAAAATCCGTATTTCCCTGAAAAAGAAATTCGCGCTTTTGCAGAAAAAGCCCAGCGAGCAACGTTTATCTGCGCCAGCTTTGATGAAACGCTGGCGATGTTGAAGGCGGGGGATGTGGTGTATTGCGATCCGCCTTATGACGGTACGTTTTCCGGCTATCACGCTGACGGCTTCACTGAAGATGACCAGTATCACCTGGCATCCGTTCTTGAACATCGGTCATCAGAAGGACATCCGGTCATTGTTTCTAACAGTGACACATCCCTGATCCGTTCGCTGTATCGCAATTTTACTCACCACTATATCAAGGTAAAACGCAGCATCGGTGTGGCAGCTGGCGAGGGTAAATCAGCAACAGAAATCATTGCTGTTTCCGGGCCGCGCTGCTGGGTGGGATTTGATTATTCGCGTGGCGTGGATAGTTCTGCCGTGTACGGAGTACGTGCATGAGCCATGCCGATATGAGCAACTGCTGCGGCTTTAACGAGGCTGCCGCAGCGTTCTCATGGAACAGTCCGAAAAAGGCCATTAACCCTTATCTGGACCCGGCGGAAGTTGCGCCGGTTTCTGCGCTTTCAAACCAGATCACTCTGTACGCTGCCGATAACGAGCAGGAACAGTTGCGCCGCGAGGCACTGAGTGATCAGGTCTGGGAGCGTTATTTTTTTAATGAATCACGTGATCCTGTCCAGCGCGAAATGGAGCAGGATAAGCTCATTAGCCGGGCAAAGCTGGCGCATGAGCAGCAGCGTTTTAATCCGGACATGGTCATACTGGCGGACGTTAACGCCCAGCCTTCCCATATCAGCAAGCCGCTGATGCAACGTATTGAATACTTCAGCAGCCTGGGCAGGCCAAAGGCTTATTCCCGCTATTTGCGTGAGACGATTAAGCCATGTCTGGAACGACTGGAGCATGTACGCGACAGTCAGCTATCCACTTCTTTTCGCTTTATGGCAAGCCATGAAGGGCTGGACGGCCTGCTGATCTTGCCTGAAATGAGTCAGGATCAGGTGAAACGCCTGTCTACTCTTGTCGCTGCGCATATGAGTATGTGTCTTGATGCCGCTTGTGGTGATTTGTATGCCACCGATGATGTTAAGCCAGAAGAAATCCGCAAGACATGGGAAAAGGTGGCAGCAGAAACCCTGCGACTGGATGTCATACCGCCTGCGTTTGAGCAACTCCGCCGGAAAAGAAACCGCCGTAAACCCGTGCCCTATGAACTCATTCCGGGTTCGCTGGCGCGTATGTTGTGCGCCGACTGGTGGTATCGGAAATTGTGGAAGATGCGTTGTGAATGGCGGGAAGAGCAGTTGCGTGCTGTCTGCCTGGTCAGCAAAAAAGCATCTCCCTATGTCAGCTATGAAGCCGTGATGCATAAACGTGAGCAGCGCCGTAAGTCGCTGGAGTTTTTCCGTTCTCATGAACTGGTGAACGAAGACGGCGACACGCTGGATATGGAAGATGTGGTAAACGCCAGTAGTAGCAACCCGGCGCATCGCCGCAATGAGATGATGGCATGTGTTAAAGGTCTGGAGCTTATCGCGGAAATGCGCGGTGACTGCGCCGTTTTCTACACCATCACCTGTCCGTCACGTTTCCATTCCACGCTAAATAACGGCAGGCCCAACCCGACCTGGACAAATGCGACGGTAAGACAAAGCAGTGATTATCTGGTCGGCATGTTTGCTGCATTTCGTAAGGCGATGCACAAAGCCGGATTGCGCTGGTATGGCGTGCGGGTGGCTGAGCCGCATCATGACGGTACAGTTCACTGGCACCTGTTGTGTTTTATGCGCAAAAAAGATCGCCGCGCCATTACTGCTTTGTTGCGTAAGTTTGCCATTCGTGAAGACCGCGAGGAGCTGGGTAATAACACAGGACCACGCTTTAAGTCTGAGTTGATTAACCCGCGCAAAGGTACGCCAACAAGCTACATCGCGAAATACATCAGTAAGAACATTGACGGGCGTGGTCTGGCTGGCGAGATCAGCAAGGAAACGGGTAAATCCCTGCGTGATAACGCTGAATACGTTAATGCCTGGGCGTCTCTGCATCGTGTTCAGCAATTCCGCTTCTTTGGTATTCCAGGGCGTCAGGCTTACCGTGAACTGCGGTTGTTGGCTGGTCAGGCGGCAAGGCAGCAGGGTGACAAAAAAGCAGGTGCGCCGGTACTGGATAACCCGCGCCTTGATGCCATCCTGGCTGCTGCTGATGCTGGCTGTTTTGCCACCTACATTATGAGGCAGGGCGGCGTGCTGGTTCCTCGCAAATATCACTTGATCAGAACCGCTTATGAAATCAATGAAGAGCCGACCGCCTATGGCGATCACGGTATTCGTATTTATGGCATCTGGTCACCCATTGCAGAGGGCAAGATCTGCACTCATGCAGTGAAGTGGAAAATGGTTCGTAAAGCCGTTGACGTTCAGGAGGCGGCAGCCGACCAGGGCGCTTGCGCCCCTTGGACTCGTGGCAATAACTGTCCCCTTGCTGAAAATTTGAACCAACAAGGGAAAGACAAATCAGCTGATGGGGATACTAGGACGGACATTACCCGCATGGATGACAAGGAGTTGCACGATTACCTGCACAGTATGAGCAAAAAAGAGCGCCGGGAACTGGCTGCAAGGTTACGCCTGGTGAAACCGAAACGGCGTAAAGACTACAAACAGCGAATTACAGACCATCAGCGACAGCAGCTCGTCTATGAACTGAAGTCCAGAGGATTTAATGGCAGCGAGAAAGAGGTCGATTTACTCCTTCGCGGCGGCAGTATTCCGTCAGGAGCAGGCCTGCGTATCTTCTATCGGAACCAGCGTTTGCAGGAAGATGATAAGTGGCGAAACCTGTATTAATTACGCGGGTTAACAATTCGTGCTCTTAATAATACCAGGCATATCAGGCTAATGAACGTAAAAAAACGTTTTACATCAGTAAGATTATTATATACTGTAAATATAAACAGTGGTTATGTATACAGTATTGCTTGTGGTGTCATAGGAGGAAAGATGCAGGACTATTTTTTGGAGTCTTTGAAGCTCCAGCGCATTGATTTTTTTCTTAAGCTTGTAGCGGCTAGTGAGTGTAGTGATGAAGAGAAGGGGCTGGCTTTGCAGTGGGTTTCTGAACTGACAGATGAACTCATGGCAAAAATCAGAACCCACGAATACAACCGCTCAATGGATGTCATCAGCTGAGGTGACCTTTATGCGCATTGAAATAATGATCGATAAAGAGCAGAAGATTAGCCAGTCTACCCTGGACGCCCTTGAATCCGAGCTTTACCGCAATCTGCGCCCCCTGTATCCCAAAACGGTAATTCGCATCCGCAAAGGTAGCTCTAACGGTGTGGAACTGACCGGACTGCAACTGGACGAAGAAAGAAAACAAGTGATGAAGATTATGCAGAAGGTGTGGGAAGACGACAGCTGGCTGCATTAAGAAAAGTTGCTGGCGTCTGAACTTGGTTCTGGCGTCAGCAAGGTTGAACAACGAGTACAGTGAGGCGTTAGGTGTGGCGTTTATTTGATGAGTGAACGCCCGTTCTGCGACAGGTTCGGAGATTAAGGTTGAAACTACGGGCAAAATACCATCTTTTTCCTACTTAATTGAGTCCAGTAACAAGTTACAGTTACTCTCATTGTAGAGAGAACGAGCAATTAGTGTTACCTGCTTTCCATTCATTCCCGGCTTATCCCATAACACAGCTTCTTGCGACGCCACAAATTCAGCATAATCAATTATGCGTTGTTCGTGATCTGGTTCCTCATAGCCAAAGTATGAGAGCGCATCGTTGTAAGCGTGGTAAGCTGCTTTCTGTAATATCTTGATATCGGCTGTAGGTACTTGCTCCGTGTAGCTAGGATCTAATTGTGTGCTACTGCCATAGAATGCACATGAAAGGTAAGATATTGATTTCTGTTGAGCTTTAGTTCCTTTCTCATAGTTTTTAGCTGTTACCGCCTGAACTGGGACGCTAACAAAGCTTGCAACCAGAATTAAAATTAATACGTAAAAGCTTTTCATTTTGACCTCAGCCGAAACGTTAGAGAGACTATCGAAATTTGTAAAACCCGTGGCGATTCAGTTTGAGATCCTCCCCCTTACATGATTTTTAATCAAATATATGCTTTTGTAAGCATACCTGTTAACCGAATTATTCATTTTTAGAGATCTTCCGACATACTGATTATGCCCGCTGAGGAGTTCACCTTGCGTAAAGTCCGATTCGCTTTACTCGTCTGTGCATGTCTATGCTGCATGAGATTGCATGATCGTTTGAGGATCGTTTTTGCTAAGGCCCGCCAGAACTGGCGGGCTTTTGCGTAGATCATGCACCTGCATGAAAACCACTACATAAAGCGGGCAGGCGTGGCGGGGATACGAGCGCGCGCTTATTACTTTGATAGTACTCGGGTTATAATATGGATGACTATCTATCTCGGAGAATGTGCATGTCATTGGACTATATTAAAGAACAGTTGTCAGACTTTATTTCATCTGCAGAACCTGAGGTAATGGCTATTCAGGGTGAATGGGGGATTGGGAAAACCTATACTTGGAATACTTTCTTAAAGGAAAATAAGAATAAGATTGCATTTAATAGATATAGTTACGTCTCTCTTTTTGGTGTTAATTCATTGGACGCATTAAAATATTCCATCTTTGAAAATACAATTACAAAAGATTTTATTGGAAATAAACCTAATTTAAAAACAGCAACCCAAAATACAAAGGGACTTCTTGAATCCTGCACTAGAAAGACCGCTCGTTTGTTAAAAGAAACACCTGTTGTGAAAAATTTCGCTACGACACTTGAGTCAATGTCATTTATGTCAATTACTAATGTTATTGTAGTCATAGATGACTTAGAAAGACGTGGTAAAAATTTAGAAGTGAAAGATGTCTTAGGGTTGGTTTCTTTATTGAAAGAACAAAAAAATTGTAAGGTGGTTCTTTTACTTAATAATGGGACAAGTGGTATGGATGATTACTCCACTTATAAAGAAAAGGTTATTGATAGAGAGATTACCTATAACCCTACGCCAGAAGAATGTGCAGCTATAGCATATAAAAATAATTCTGATGTTCATAAATTATTAAGCAAATACTCCATTTCTCTAGGTATTAAAAATATTCGGATACTGAAAAAAATAGAGCGGTTTTTGCTAGCCTTGTTACCTGCTATTAACATTAATTTTGATAAAATTGCAAATGAAGTCGCACGCTCCTTAACTTTGTATTGTTGGAGTCATTACGCATTTACTCCAGATGGAGATGTACCATCATTGGAGTATATTAGAAATATGAGAAATATCTATGTGCGTGATGAAAAAGAGGATGGAAAAGGAAAAAAATGGCTTAATACTTTGCTTATATATGGTTATAAAAAAACAAACGAACTTGATGAAGTCCTTATAGACATGGTTAAGCATGGATATATTGATATGAACAATTTTCAAAGGCAAGTAAGTCTAAGAAATGATGAACTTATCCGTGATAGTAAGCGAGGTTCACTGTTTGAAGCATGGAAGCTTTTCTATAATTCATTTGAAGATAACCGAAATCAGGTCGTTGATAATCTATATCAAGCGGTGGTTGGTGGGATAGAGTATGTAACTCCAAGTGACTTGGATAGTGTTGTCGGACTGTATAGAGATTTAGATGAAAATATTAAAGCAAGTGAATTAATAAGTAAATTTATTAATTACGGCAATGATGCTCTTAAGGAATATGTCCAATCTATTTACATGAATGTTCATCCTATAAAAGATGCTGAGTTAAAGTCAAAAATCCAAGATTATTCTATTACTTTAAATCTGGATGGTTCTATAAAGGATGTTCTAATAAAATTATCAAGTCAGAATGGTTGGTCTGATAGGCACGAGGAAATATTGGATGCTGCCTCAGAGGATGACTACTATGATTTATTTAAAAAAGTCATTCTTGAAGGTGGTGATTCAATAATAGCCACTGCTCTTAAGTTTGGTGGGTATAGCAATGGTTCAGATAGAATGAAACGCATCGGAGAAAAAGCGAGAAATGCTTTGATAAGAATTGGAAATGAGTCGAAGATTAATAAAATACGTGTTAGACGGTATTTGTAATTTGGGAGGGGGATTTTCATCCCCCCCACACATTTTATCTAATTCAATGAATAATCTTTGAAGGCTATTATTTTTTTCTTTAGCCAAATATTAACTTCTACAAGTCTTTTTTGTAAAGGAATTAACTCATTTCGCACAAAAACGCAACTGGCTTTCTCTATATCCCCAAACCCCCCAACATTATTCGGCATAATCCCCATCATTTGCGGCGGCACGCGGTGCGCTGCCATCATGTCATCCCGGCTCACGTTCTTGATGTTCAGAAACTCATCCTTCGCCGCGACTTCTGATAACGGGATAATCTGAAGTCCGTCCTTTTTGCCGTTAGGCGAGTACATAAACAGATTGCGGAAGTTACCTGGTCCTTTGGCGCTTTTCATTGCATTGCGGAGGTTGTTCACATCCTCTTGGTTTTGTGCGGCGTCGGTCATATACATGATGAAGCCTGCATGGCTGCCGTTGATGTAATACTTGCGGCGGAACAGCGTGGCGGACTCATTGAGCAGGGCTGACGGAATGGCAGAAAGATAGCCGGGCAGGCCGTAGATCTCCTGGTTGATGTCCGGTTCCATCAGATGAAAGATGCTGCCTTTCGTGAACTGATACGGCTGTGTTGTCATACCGTATTGCACAAACCAGTAGGTATCCAGGTCTAACCCGCGTCGGGTGTATTTTGCCAGGGCCGGTTCAAGGGCGATAACTTCACCGAAGCGGTTCGTGCGTTTCTCCAGGTAGGCGTTACCAAATACCAGATAGTCCTGCACAAAACGTGAAAAAGCCTGCTGGCTGAGCAGCGGGTGAGGGATGTAGGTACTGGTCAGAATGTTGCATTTCACCGCAATTGGTGAGCTGTGATGCACGGCGGCGCGGAAGGTTCGTGCCAGTCCGTCAAAGCTGACGGGCGGCTCATACCAGCGGTCCATCTGTACGCATTCCACATAGTCCAGCAGTTCTCGGCGGTCCAGAACAGGAACGGGATCGCCGAAGCTGAATGCTTCGGCTGTAGTCTGGCTTTTAAGCTGGATCTGTTTCGTCGCCGCAGCGCGGTTCTTCTTACTCTTTCCCATCAAAAAATCTCCACAATATTGCTGGTATTGGCGGATTCGCCCTGCAGCGGTTCGTTAAACAATGCGTGCATCGTTGCCCAGGCCAGATCGGCGTGGCTGGCTTCTTCGCTGCGGCTGGCTTCATAGGTCGGGCGGTTGCCGCTGGCGGTGGTTGCGCGACGGATTGCCATGAATGACTGCGCAATGTCGGTGTGTCCGGCGTCAAACTCCAGACGGCGGTGGCTGATAATGTCGTAGGCCTTGAGTACCAGGGCGTTTTTAACGTTGGGGTTGTAGACAAACTCCCGGACGGCTGGAAAAAACGCTTTCACGTTCTCGTAAACCCCGTGGCCGACACCTGTCGAGTCGATGCCGATGTAGGTCACGTTGTACTGCTCGGTCAGTTTTTTGATGGCGTCAGCCTGGGCGCGGAAGTCCATCCCGCGCCACTGGTGACGCTCAAGAATGCGGAACTTACCACCCGGCACGGCTGGCGGTGCCACCACCACGCATCCGGCACTGTCGCCGTTCTGCGTACCTTTTGCCGGGTCATAACCGATCCACACTTCGCGCCAGCCAAACGGGCGCAGGGCCAGTGCATGAAAGTCGGTCCAGACTTCCCAACTGTCCACCATGCACGCTTGCAGCTCGCTGAGCGGGAACACGGACGCGAGATCGTCCACAAACTCACACATCAGCAGGTTCTGGTATTCGTCCGGGCTGTACTCCATGCGCAACTGGTCGAGGTCGAACAGGTTACAGCCGCCCCGCACCGCATCTTCCACGGTGACTATCTGGCGGTACTGCCCGTCTGCGCACAGCAGGCCGGGGGCCAGATTGCTGTGGGACAGGTCGATGTCCACCTTATCGGCTTTGTTGCGCCCTCGGTTGAACAGCGCACCGGACCAGAACGGATAAGCACTGTGTGTCAGACTGGATGGTGTGGAAAAATAGGTCTGTCGCCATTTTTTGTGAATAGCCATACCGGAAGCCACTTTGCGCAGCTCCTGGAATTTCGGTATCCAGAAATATTCATCCAGATACAGGTTGCCGTGGTAACTCTGGGCCGTGCGGGCATTGGTGCCGAGGAAGTAAAGCGTGGCCCCGTTAGGAAGCACCATCGGATCACCTTTCAGCTCCACCTCGACTTCTTTGGCGAAATCGATGATGTACTGCTTAAAGACGTGAGCCTGTGCCTTACTGGCAGAAAGGAAAATCTGGTTACGTCCGGTAAGCAGGGCGTCAATCAGGGCTTCACGGGCAAAATAGAAGGTCGCGCCGATCTGGCGTGACTTTAGCAGGTTGCGGATGCGGTTGGTTTTTCCGGCTTCCCACCAGTGGCGCTGGTAGTTGAACATGGAGGAATGGAAAATTTCTTCCAGCTTCTCAATCTGTTCATCGGTGAAAACATTCTTTTCAGGCTGACGGCGCGGGCCTTTGTTGCGGTTGGCGACGTTAGGGTTTAAGTCGGCTTCGTTGCCGCCATTGTTAAACTTGCCGATCCGCGCGTGGCGCTCAGACTGGCGCGCCAGCAGGTCAATCTCTTTGAAATCTTTCCCTTCTTTGTGCTCCTTCATAATGAGCTGGCAGTAGCGTGCGGCGGTGGTGAGCTGCATCTGATCCAGCGGCCCATAGTCACCCCACTTGTCGCGTTTTTTCCAGCTGTGAACGGTTGCAACTTTCTCGCCCAGCATTTCAGCAATGCGGGCTACGCGGTATCCCTGAAAGTACAGCAGCATGGCCTGCCGACGGGGATCGAGATCTGCGGGTGTCAGTGTGGTGTTCATGGCACAAACCTACAGCCTTGAATGAAGGCTTTCCCCGCCTGCGGTTTGTGTGGTTGTCGGTACAAATACCGCGCATTGTTTCACTGCCCCCATCACCGCAACCATAAGGCTCCAGTAAGTTTTTTCTAACGGAGCACGGCTCATGACAGTGAAAGCAAAGCGTTTTCGCATCGGGGTGGAAGGTGCCACCACCGACGGACGCGAAATCCAGCGTGAATGGCTGGAACAGATGGCAGCCAGCTACAACCCGGCGGTGTATACCGCGCTGATTAACCTTGAGCACATCAAGTCTTATCTGCCGGACAGCACCTTTAACCGCTACGGCAAGGTGACGGCGCTGTTTGCTGAAGAAATCACGGAAGGTCCGCTGGCGGGCAAGATGGCACTGTATGCCGACGTTGAGCCAACGGAGTCCCTGGTGGAGCTGGTGAAAAAAGGCCAGAAATTATTCACCTCTATGGAAGTCAGCCCGAAGTTCGCTGATACGGGCAAAGCCTACCTGGTCGGCCTGGCTGCCACTGATGACCCTGCCAGTCTGGGCACTGAAATGCTGACATTCAGCGCCAGTGCAGCCCATAACCCGCTGGCAAACCGCAAGCAGAATCCCGCCAATCTCTTTACCGCCGCAGAGGAAACGGTGATCGAACTGGAAGAAATCCAGGAGGACAAGCCGTCCCTGTTTGCCCGCGTCACGGCACTGTTCACCAAAAAAGAGCAGTCCGACGATGCCCGGTTCTCTGATGTGCATAAGGCCGTGGAGTTGGTCGCCACTGAGCAGCAAAACCTGAGTGCACGCACCGAAAAATCCCTGTCTGAGCAGGAAGAACGTCTGTCTGAGCTGGAGACTGCCCTGCAGGCACAGCAGACAGCCTTTAACGAACTGGTGAATAAGCTGAGTCATGAAGACAGCCGCCAGGACTACCGCCAGCGTGCAACAGGCGGTAACGCCCCCGCTGACACTCTGACCAATTGCTGATGGAGCACAAAACCCGATGAAGAAGAATACCCGCTTTGCTTTTAACGCTTACCTGCAGCAGCTGGCGCGTCTGAACGGTGTGGCCGTTGAAGAACTGTCCAGCAAGTTCACTGTAGAGCCGTCTGTGCAGCAGACGCTGGAAGATCAGATCCAGCAGTCCGCCGCATTCCTGACGCTGATTAACGTCACGCCAGTGACTGAGCAGTCTGGTCAGTTGCTGGGGCTGGGTGTTGGCAGCACCATTGCCGGAACCACTGATACCACAGCTAAAGAGCGTGAGCCTGTCGATCCGACGCTGATGGTCGATGTGGAATACAAATGCGAGCAGACTAACTTTGACACGGTGCTGACCTACGCGAAGCTGGACCTGTGGGCGAAGTTTCAGGATTTCCAGGTGCGTATCCGTGACGCCATCGTGAAACGTCAGGCACTGGACCGCATCATGATCGGCTTTAACGGTGTGAAGCGTGCGAAAACCTCCAACCGTAGCGAAAACCCGCTGCTGCAGGATGTGAACAAAGGCTGGCTGCAGAAAATCCGTGAGGATGCACCGGATCACGTCATGGGCAGCACCACCACGGGCGGTGAAACCACACCGGGCGCGGTGAAAGTCGGAAAAGGTGGCGAATATGCCAACTTGGACGCCGTGGTGATGGATGCCGTCAATGAGCTTATCGACGTGGTCTACCAGGACGATGACGATCTGGTGGTGATTTGCGGTCGTGAGCTGCTATCTGACAAGTATTTCCCGCTGGTCAACAAAGAGCAGGAAAACAGTGAAAAACTGGCTGCCGATATGATCATCAGTCAGAAACGCATGGGAGGCCTGCAGGCCGTGCGTGCGCCGTTCTTCCCGCCGAATGCGCTGCTGATCACCCGTCTGGATAACCTGTCCATCTACTGGCAGGAAGACACCCGCCGCCGTTCAGTTATCGACAACCCGAAACGTGACCGAATTGAAAACTTTGAATCCGTTAACGAAGCCTATGTGGTTGAGGACTACCGCTGCGCCGCACTGGTGGAAAACATCCAGATTGGCGATTTCAGCGCCGCCGCAGCAGAAACCGGAGAGTAATCCATGAGCCTGAGTCCCGCACGGCAGCATCGCCTGCGCGTTCAGGCTGAACAGGCCGCCCGCGAGGGCGGCAGTGTTCGCCACGCATCGGGCTATGACCTGATGCTGCTGCAACTGGCGGAAGACCGCCGCCGTCTCAAGGGCGTTCAGTCCACGGTCAAAAAAGCGGAAATCAAGGTGGAGCTGCTGCCGAAGTACGCCGCCTGGGCAGAGGGTGTCCTGGCTGCCGGAGGCGCTCAACAGGATGACGTGCTGATGTACGTGATGCTGTGGCGCATTGATGCCGGAGATTATGCCGGGGCGCTGGAGATCGGGCGTCATGCCCTGCGTCATGGCTGGGTGATGCCGCTGGGTAACCGCAACGTGCAGACCGTGCTGGCAGAGGAAATGGCAGACGCCGCGCAGAGCGCAATGCTTGCCGCCACCGGCTTTGATGCCGATCTGTTGCTGCAGACGCTGGAGCTGACAGACGGTCTGGATATGCCGGACCAGTCACGGGCGCGTCTGCATAAAGCGATTGGCGCTGTCCTGAGTGAAAGCAATCCGGCTTCCGCCCTTAATCATCTCAACCATGCGTTACAGCTCGATCCCCGCTGTGGCGTGAAAAAAGACAAACAGCAGCTGGAGCGCAGACTGCGCAATGACAGCCGCTGACAGAACGTGCCCCCGCGCACGGGCGGCACGGGGTGGCGAAAGGCACTGCCACATCAAAACCCCGTCCACCGCCCTCTATTTCAGGAGAAAGCAGCATGAAGTTTGTTGCGCCAGAACAGGCACCGGAACAGGCGGAAATCATCAGAAACACGCCGTTCTGGCCTGATGTGGACCTGTCGGAGTTTCGCTGTGTCATGCGCACTGACGGCACGGTGACGCAGCCGCGTTTAAAGCAGGTTGCGCTGTCGGCAATTTCGGAGGTCAACGCAGAGCTGTATGAGTTTCGCAGACGTCAGCAGATGCTGGGGTATGTGTCGCTGGCTGAGGTTCCGGCGGAACAGCTGGACGGCAAAAGTGAGCGCATTCATCACTATTTCAACGCGGTTTACTGCTGGGCACGCGCCATGCTCAACGAGCGTTATCAGGACTATGACGCCACGGCATCCGGTGTGAAGCGGGGCGAGGAACTGGCGGAAGCAAGCGGTGATTTGTGGCGTGACGCCCGCTGGGCCATCAGCCGGGTGCAGGATGCGCCGCACTGCACAGTGGAGCTTATCTGATGAAAGTGCGTGCGCATCAGTATGACACGGTGGACGCGCTTTGCTGGCGTCATTACGGGCGCACGCAGGGTGTCACGGAGCAGGTACTGAAGGCAAATCCGGGGCTTGCCGAATACGGCCCTTTTTTACCTCACGGGTTGCAGGTGGAGCTGCCGGACATACCGACAACCACCACCGTGCAGACCGTCCAGCTATGGGACTGAATTATGACGCTTGAGCGAATCAGCGCCTTTATCACGTATTGCATCGCCGTCGTGCTGGCCTGGCTGGGCGATTTGTCCATCAAGGATGCCTCAACGCTGGGCGGCCTGATGATTGGTGTGCTGATGCTGGCTATCAACTGGTACTACAAACACAAAGCCTACCAGCTTCTGCGCGACGGGCAGATCTCGCGGGAGGACTATGAATCCATCAATCGTTAAACGCTGCCTTGTCGGGACCGTGCTGGCTATTACTGCCACGCTGCCGGGTTTTCAGCAGCTTCACACCTCCGTGGAGGGGCTGAAACTGATTGCTGATTACGAAGGCTGTCGTCTGCAGCCGTATCAGTGCAGCGCGGGTGTCTGGACCGACGGCATTGGTAATACATCGGGCGTCATCCCGGGCAAAACCATTACGGAACGACAGGCAGCGGAAGGGCTGATCTCCAACGTGCTGCGTGTGGAGCGGGCGCTGGAAAGGTGTGTGAAGCAACAGCCGCCGCAGAAGGTGTATGACGCTGCGGTGTCGTTTGCCTTCAACGTGGGAACGGGCAATGCCTGCAGTTCCACGCTGGTGAAATTGCTCAATCAGCGGCGCTGGGCGGATGCGTGCCGACAGTTGCCGCGCTGGGTTTATGTGAAAGGTGTTTTTAATCAGGGGCTGGATAACCGCCGTGCGCGGGAGATGGCCTGGTGCCTTAAAGGAGCTGGACTATGACGCGTGCGCTGGCAGTAGTGGTGGCGCTGGCACTCGTTGCGCTGGGCTGGCAGTCGTGGCGGCTTAACAGCGCCAGCCACACCATCGAAACGCAGCGCGCGGCGCTGAAAAGTAAAGCGCAGGAACTGACGAAGAAAAACAGCCAGCTGATCGGTCTGTCCATTCTGACTGAAACCAATAACCTGGAGCAGGCGCGGCTCTATGCCGAAGCAGAACAGACCAGCGCACTGCTGAGACAACGACAACACCGGATCGAGGAACTGAAACGTGAGAACGAGGATTTACGCCGCTGGGCTGATACTCCTTTGCCTGCTGACATTACCCGGCTGCGGGAACGTCCGGCACTCACCGGAGGTACAGCTTACCGTCAGTGGTTGTCCGCGAGTGACGCCGTGTCGGCTGGCTCAGGCAACGCCGCGCACTAACGGTGATCTGAACGCGTTGCTGGATGAAACGGAGGCCGCCTGGGCGGTCTGTGCAGACAAAGTGGACATGATTATTGCGTGTCAGGAGCGAAACAGTGAACAAACCACAATCCCTGCGCCACGCCCTCAGTAAAGCGGTGCCTTATGTCCGCAATAACCCGGACAAACTGCATCTGTTTGTGGATAACGGTTCGCTGGTTGCCACGGGGGCCAGCTCCATGTCGTGGGAGTACCGTTACACCCTGAACGCGGTGATTGAGGATTTCAGCGGCGACCAGAATCTGCTGATGGCCCCGGTTTTGCTGTGGCTGCGGGATAACCAGCCCGATGCCATCAATAACCCGGCGTTACGGGAAAAACTATTTACCTTTGAGGTGGATATTCTGCGTAACGATGTCTGTGATATCAGCCTTAACCTGCAACTGACGGAACGTGTGCTGGTCAGCACTGACGGCAGTGTGTCGAGCGTTGAAGCTGTAGCAGAACCCGATGAACCTGAAGAAATGTGGACGGTGAAACGTGGCTGAACTGCAGAAGGTGGACGACTGGCTTAGTGCCTTACTGGCGAATCTGGAACCAGTCGCAAGAAGCCGCATGATGCGCCAGCTGGCGCAGGAACTGCGCCGGACACAGCAGCAGAATATCAGGATGCAGCGCAATCCAGATGGCAGCAGTTATGAACCGCGCAAGGTCACGGCGCGCAGTAAAAAAGGCCGCATCAAACGTCAGATGTTTGCAAAGCTGCGCACCACCAAATACCTGAAAACCGCCGCCAGCGCCGACTCTGCCAGCGTACAGTTTGAAAGTAAGGTGCAGCGCATTGCCCGCGTTCACCATTATGGCCTGCGCGATCGCGTCAGCCGCAAAGGACCAGAAGTGCGTTACGCAGAGCGTCGTTTGTTGGGTCTTAATGGTGAGTCTTACGTTCTAACTCTTGATATATTGAATAGATTCCTTCTGTCTTGAATTCACCATATGCCCAATGAATTGCATTTTTTTGTTCAGTCAGAATATATTTCCTAACTTTTTTAGAATAGTGAATGGTCAGTATAAAACCCAAAGAAATCCATAATAGAATAAATATGGTTGTTGGGGCAAAGGAATAGATAAAGAATTTGTCTTTAACGAAATTCTTGACTTCTTCATCAATGTAAGCATTCCCTTCATCAGTGGTTAGTAGTTTACAAAGAATTTCTTTATGTTCGATAGTTAATGATTTGTACTTCTCTGTACTGGCAGAGGATGACTCTTCGCAATCATCCTTTGATATTTCCCAATCAGGAGTGGTTAATATTGTAGCTGCAGTCGCCAGTTTTTTTGACATATAAAATGATTCACCGGACTTTATCCAATAAAGCAATGTGCTATTTGGTGGGGTTCTAATGGCTTGGATGAAAACTGGACCAAAAATATAAATTGCACACAAAAAAAGAAGTGAAAAGAGAACCGTGATTGATTTTTCAGCCCATGTGATAGTAGGCAGCCTTTTTAATGATATTCGTATAAGAAAAAAATTTAATATAAACGCAGGTATTCCTGATTTTTTCAAAATTACATCATGAGATTTTCTATATTTGAATAGTGCTCTTATAACTATCGTCACCAAAGTTATAACAGCTCCAATAATGGAAATCCATGCGGCAAGTGCCGCTGCCGGGGTGTTTAAAAATTCAGCATTAAATATATTAGAACTTATTGGATTCATAACACTCATTTATCCACCTATTGGTTGTTTTTTATCCTTTTATCAATTTGTACCATCGATACCACAATTTGCAAGAAGTTATAAACAAGTTTTCAGCTGTCATCATATATCTATGAACGCACAACTAACCGAAATCATGCGCCTTATCACCAATCTGATCCGCATAGGTGTAGTCACCGAAGTGGACCGGGAAAACTGGCTTTGTCGGGTGAAAACGGGCGACCTTGAAACCAACTGGATTAACTGGCTGACGCTGCGCGCGGGTAATGCTCGCACATGGTGGCGACCATCGGAAGGTGAGCAGGTGGTGCTGCTGAGTCTGGGCGGCAATCTGGAAACCGCCTTTGCGTTACCCGCCATCTATTCGAATCAGTTCGCGCCACCGTCGACGTCGGCGGACGCCTGCGTGATAGAACATCCTGACGGTGGCTGGTTTGAATACGAACCCGCCACCGGGCGCTGGTATGTCAGGGGCATCAAATCAATGGTCATTGAGGCCGCTGACAACATCACCATGAAAACCAGTGAGTTTGTACTGGAGGCTGACCGCACGCGCATTAACAGTGAAGTGGTGATCAATGGTGGCATTACCCAGGGCGGCGGAGCGATGAGTTCTAACGGGATCGTGGTTGATGCGCATCAGCATACTGGCGTCCTGAAAGGCGGCGATACAACTGGAGGCCCGGTATGACGCTTTATAGCGGGATGAACAATACCAGCGGCAAAGCCATTACTGATATTGACCATCTGCGCCAGTCGGTGCGGGACATTCTGCTGACACCACAGGGTAGTCGCATTGCCCGTCGTGAATATGGTTCCCTGCTGTCGGCACTGATAGACCAGCCACAAAATCCGGCATTACGCCTGCAGGTCATGTCGGCAGTGTATGTGGCGCTGAGTCGCTGGGAGCCACGGCTGACGCTGGATTCCATCACCATCCACAGCAATTTTGACGGTTCAATGGTGGTGGAGCTGACCGGGCGGCGGAATAACGGTGTGCCTGTTTCCCTTTCCGTATCAACAGGAGCAGAGAATGGCAGTGATTGACCTTTCGCAGTTGCCTGCGCCGCAGATTGTGGATGTGCCGGACTTTGAGACGCTGCTTGCCGAACGCAAGGCAGAATTTGTGGCGCTTCATCCGAAAGATGAGCAGGAAGCAGTGATCCGCACGCTGGAACTGGAATCTGAACCCGTCACCAAATTGTTGCAGGAGAACGCTTACCGTGAGTTGCTTCTGCGTCAGCGCATTAACGAAGCCGCGCAGGCGGTAATGGTGGCTTACGCGATGGGCGGCGATCTTGACCAGATCGCTGCCAACTACAACGTGAAACGCCTGACGGTGACGCCTGCTGATAATGACGCTGTGCCGCCCGTTGCAGCAGTGATGGAAAGCGATGAAGCGTTACGCCTGCGTGTGCCTGCAGCCTTTGAGGGGCTTTCAGTTGCGGGACCAACTGCCGCTTATGAATTTCATGCCCGAAGCGCCGACGGTCGGGTGGCGGATGCCAGTGCAACCAGTCCGGCACCTGCAGAGGTGGTGCTGACAGTCCTTAGCCGCGAAGGCGACGGAACAGCAGAAAAAGACCTGCTGGATGTGGTGGAGAAAGCACTGAACAGTGAGAATGTCCGCCCGGTGGCTGACCGTCTGACGGTTCGCAGCGCGGAAATCATCCCGTACCGCGTGGAAGCCACCATTTTTCTCTATCCGGGACCGGAAGCAGAGCCGGTAATGGCAGCGGCAAAAGCCAGCCTGCAGAGGTACATTGCCAGTCAGACGCGGCTTGGTCGGGATATTCGCCGTAGCGCCATTTTTGCCGCGCTGCATGTTGAGGGTGTTCAACGTGTGGAACTGGCTTCTCCGCTGGCGGATGTGGTTCTGAACAAAACGCAGGCGGCATCATGTACGCAGTGGAGCGTAACCAACGGAGGAACGGATGAATAGTCTGCTGCCACCGGGTTCAACTTCACTGGAGCGCCGACTGGCGCAAACCTGCAGCGGGATTACTGATCTGCAGGTGCCGCTGCGTGACTTGTGGAATCCGGCAACCTGTCCGGTCAGTTTCCTGCCTTATCTCGCCTGGGCGTTCTCTGTGGATCGCTGGGACGAGAGCTGGACAGAAAGCGTCAAGCGCCAGGTGGTGAAGGATGCTTTTTATATTCATCAGCATAAAGGGACCACCAGTGCCGTGCGGCGGGTGGTGGAGCCGTTCGGCTTTCTGATCCGCATTATTGAGTGGTGGCATACCGGAGAAACACCGGGCACGTTTCGTCTGGATATCGGCGTGCAGGACCAGGGCATCACTGAAGATACCTATCTGGAACTTGAGCGACTGATAAGCGATGCCAAACCATGTAGCCGCCACATGATCGGCATGTCCATCAACCTGCAGACCAGCGGTCCATATTGGGTGGGGGCTGCAAGCTATCTTGGCGAAGAAATTACGATCTATCCGTATATCAACGAAACAATTATTTCTGGCGGCACCGCGCATGAAGGCGGGGCGGTCCATGTTATTGACACAATGAGAGTGAATCCATGAGCACAAAATTTTATACCCTGCTGACGGATATTGGCGCGGCGAAACTTGCCAGCGCCGCCGCGCTCGGTGTGCCGCTAAAAATTACCCATATGGCGGTAGGCGATGGCGGCGGAACATTGCCAACGCCGGACGCAAAGCAGACAGCATTAGTAAATGAGAAACGCCGGGCTGCGCTGAATATGCTGTACATCGACCCGCAGAACAGCAGCCAGATTATTGCTGAACAGGTGATCCCTGAAAACGAGGGCGGTTGGTGGATACGTGAAGTGGGCCTGTTTGATGAGTCCGGGGCATTGATTGCCGTGGGCAACTGCCCGGAAAGCTATAAGCCGCAACTGGCTGAAGGCAGCGGGCGCACCCAGACCGTGCGCATGGTGCTGATTACCAGCAGTACGGACAATATCACCCTGAAAATCGACCCTGCTGTAGTGCTGGCAACCCGTAAATACGTGGATGATGAAGTCCTGGAATTAAAGCTGTATGTGGATGACCAGATGAGAAACCACATTGCCGCACAAGATCCTCATACCCAGTATGCGCAGAAACATAATCCGACATTTACCGGAGAACCAAAAGCGCCGACGCCTGCAGCAGGAAATAACACCACGCGGATTGCGACCACTGAGTTTGTTCAGGCCGCTATTACTGCTCTGATTAACGGTGCGCCAGCCACGCTGGACACACTGAAAGAAATTGCCGAAGCCATTAACAATGACCCGAAATTCAGTACCACCATTAACAATGCGCTGGCACTAAAAGCACCGCTGTCGAGTCCGGCACTCACCGGAACGCCAACAGCACCTACTGCGGCACAGTCGGTCAACAATACACAGATTGCCACTACAGCTTTTGTGAAATCAGCGATTGCAGCAATGGTGGGTTCTGCACCTGCGGCACTGGATACACTGAACGAACTGGCGGCGGCGCTGGGGAATGACCCGAACTTTGCCACGACAATGCTTAATGCGCTAGCAGGTAAACAACCGCTGGACAATACGCTGACTAATTTGAGTGGAAAGGATGTAGCTGGTCTTCTCGCATACCTTGGTTTGAGAGAAGGTTCATTTGGGTTCAGAAATCTGGTTGCCTTCACAACGGCTGGAGTAACAAGCTGGACTGTTCCTGAAGAGTTGCGCAAAGGAAGAAAATGTTACGTCAAAGTTATTGGTGGCGGTGCGTCAGGAGGGATAGGTTCAACAACCGCTTCAGCCGTTACATGTGGCGGAGGAGGTGGTGGGGGCGGAGTTGCTGAGGGGCTGGTAGATTTAACTGGTATAAACAGTGTTTCGATTACGGTTGGTACCGGTGGTGCGCCTGTGTCTGGTATTTCTGTAAACGGTAAAAATGGTGGCTCGAGCAGTTTCGGGACTTACATGTCAGCTTCCGGAGGCTATAGCGGAGGCCAGCCTTCCGGAGGGTTAGGCGCAGTTGGTGTCGGGGGAACAATTAATATATCGCTTGGGCCAGGTTCTCCAGGTTCCATTGCTTCTGCCGCATCGGGAGCTGGTAATGGTGGTTCTGGTGGTGGCCCCGGAGGAGCAGGTTCATTCAGAGATACAGCTAACGGAAAAGCGGTATCAGCAGTTGGGCCTGGAGGTGGCGGAGCTGGATTATGTCCTAATTCATCAACGGGTCAGTCGGGTGCCGGAGCAGATGGCGCAGTTTATATTTACTGGTGAGGTTCATATGTGGGCAAGAATTGAAGAAAATAAAGTAGAAGAGATAACGGAAATTAATCCTGAAGGAAGATTCCATCCATCATTAATATGGAAAGAATGCCCTGCTGACACACAGCAGGGGGATTTATATATTGATGGTGAGTTTATTGCGCAGTCTCCGGCAGTTCAGGCCAGATAACATCCGGCGCGGTGCTGGTATCTGTTGCCGTCACCGCGTCAATGTAATCCAACACCGTGTTAAGTCGGCTGGTTTCTGACTGCGTCAGATTCCGTCCGGCCTGTAATTTCAGCTGAATCAGACTAATGGAAGCCATTGCAGTATCAATCAGTGACTGACGCTGTGCTTCTGCCGCGTCTACTGCGGCGCTATGCTGTGCCTCAGTATCGGTCACCCATTTCTCACCATCCCATTTATCGTATGGCGTTAATGGGGCGATAGTGGTTGTATTTTCGGGGTGATCACCCGGTGCTGTGATTTCTTTGGCATCTCCCGTTTCGGTGTTATAGACGATTTCACCGCGATGGTCTGGCACATATTCCCATGAATTTAAATCTACAGAACGGCAAATTGTATAACCAGCCTTATATGTACCAGGAGCGTCTAAACAGGAATATGCTGGAATACCGACACCCACTGCAAGATATTCAGTTGATGCAGAAATATATTCCCGAGTTTCACCATCGTAGTTATAGACGGTAATATTCCCCGCCTTCGTGGCAATAAACTCGCTATTTAATACTGCGTTATCCATTATGCAGCCCTTACGATAAAGTTAAATGCAATATTTCGTGGACGGGTCTCACTCCCGCCAGTATTACCGATACTCCCTCGTGAATGAAGTGTCGGTGATGGGATCAGACTCCCTCCTGTATTTGTGGCATCAAGTCCCCGTCCTTGTGTGTATGTTTTTTTGAAAATCGTAGCCAGTTCCCATTCATCTTTTGTGTCGTAACCATCATTGGCAACAACAATATGGCGGTGTTTTTCCAGCATCCCAGCCTGAAGGCTCAATAAAGCACGTCCAGCATCAATACCACGCCCGTCATCCCAGCCACGAATAAACTCACCACGTAAATCTGGCAATTTATTTGTCGGGTAAGCCTTTGCCAGTTCCGGGTATTCTTCAGCAGAAAAAGCTGCTCCGTTGCATTTCAGCCAGCCTGTTGGCGGAGTGGCTGAAGGCCACGGAACAGGGACACCAACAGGTAATGCAGAGCCTTCTCCCAAACCAAGGTTTTCGAGAGCCGTTTGCACAGTGCCATCCGATTTGATATCGCCAAACGGATTCTTGCGGCTTAACAGCAGCGCGCGAAGTGCGGTAAGTAACTGGTCGTGCCGCCCCTTCTCCAGGCTGGCACCGGATGCCTCCACCACGCTGCAAAGTTCCTCCTGCAACATGTCAAAGTAGTCATCATCCAGATCGGTGGCAGGCGTGCCGGTCTGGGGGTTACCACGGGTAAAACCGTTCTTACCCGCGCCGAACTTATCCTTCTG